AGTGCAGGTTTACGGCACGGCTCTCAAGCAGGACGGCATCAGCTTCGTACAGCCTTCGGCAGTGCAGCCATTCCGCACCTATCGCGGCGTTCCAGTTATCGTCAGCGATAACCCCAACCTGTACACCTCGGGCACCAACCGCAAGACCTTCAACACGTACTTCTTGGGTCGCGACAGCATCCTGTTTGGTTCGGCAGAAGGTATTCAGGGCGACAACGTTATCGACCTTGACGAGCACGCTGCAAACAACATGGGCGCGAAGGATCTGATCACTCGCCAGCACCTGTACATGCACGTTGCAGGCTTCTCCTCGAACGCTCCTGTGGTTGCTGGTTACGCTTCGCCTACTTTCGATGCTTACAAGCAGGCATCGGCATGGGATCGCGTTGCAAACGAGCGCAAGCAGGTCAAGATTGCTGTTCTCAAGTCGAACGGCTGATCTCTTAAACTGAACTGGACGGCCCGCTGGCAGCAATGCTGGCGGGCTTTTCCATGTCCGCTTAAATATGCGGGAGGTCGAACATGGCTACATTGGAACAAGCGAATACCTATAACGAAGTTCGGGGCAACGAACTGTGGAGCGATCTGGAACCTTCTCAAGCTCGCGCCCTGCTGGCGGATGCCGAGGATTACATTCGATCGGTCTATCCCATTCGAAGCGACCTCGATGCGACCGAACAGCGCATCTTTGACGGCGTGGTTTGCCGACTAGCAGGAATCTTTCAGACCAAGCCCCCGGCTGTGGCTGGTACTCCGTCGATCAAGAAGGAAAGCAAGGAAGCTGCGGGCTTCAAAAAGTCAGTGGAATACGCCGACGCTCCCGCTGATCCCTATCCCTACGTGACTGCGGTTCTCCGTCCATACCTTCGCACCGCATCCGGTTCGGCATCGTTCCAGATCGCGAGGCTCGTTCGATGAACCTCTACGAAGAATTCTATCCGATGGTCGTGGAAATGCTGACCGAGTTCGGCACCAAGGCCACCCTATCAGGCACCGCTCCCGATGCGGCCGTCCTCGCAGCCAAGCGCGCCGGTCGCGCACTCCCCAAAGGCCAACAGGCCGCTGGACGCCAAACCCTCGCCGTTGTGACCCCCATGCAGGTTCAGGGCGACAATGGACGCTTGGAAATGCGTAGCATCGCTACGATGCTCCTAGAGCCCCACACAGGGGAAACGCTGACGATGGGCAGCGACACATGGAACATTGGAACCGTCACGCGTGTGGCGCCACAAGGACAAGCCATCGTCTTCATGGCGGAGGTGTCCTGATGCGGATCGATCTATCGGACCTCACAGGCAAGCGCGGCAAGATCACCAAGATGATCGAAGCCAAGCAGGTTGAGGTGGCTGGTAAAGTCACGCTCGACGCGCACGCCAATCTCGTTCTCGCAAGTCCCGTCGACACCGGCAAGTTCCGTGGTGCGTGGACTGTTGAGACACCCACGAAGGCTTTTGAGAACGGCAGAATCGAGAACGCAACCGAGTACGCGGTTCCACTAGCCAACGGCCATTCCGATCAAGCCCCTGCTGGCTGGATTGAGAACGCGGTCGTCGCTGCTGTGAAGGGACAATAAGATGCTTCAACAGGACATTGATGCGCTCAACGCGCGCTTCTTCGACAACATGGATGCCGAGGCAATCCAGCTTCTTGTCGAGAACCAGCCCGACGAAAACCTGAACGACAACGCGCTCTGGTCGAAGTGGATCATCAATCCCGGCTTGTCCACGCAGACATCGCTTGGACGGGACTTTCTCGTCACCCAGTACGGAACTGCCACGCTGCAAATCTTTGTGCCCAAGGGACTTTACACAGGACCCGGCAATGATCTTCGCGAGCAATTCAACACCCTGTTCCGCGGCTGGCGCAGTGCTGACAAAAAGCTAGTTGTCGATGATCTGAAGTCCACTTCCAGTAGCTACAACAAAGGTGGAGCGGAGTTCCATCTAATCAACGCGATGTTCTTCTGGCACTCCAAGAGACGCACTAGCAGCATCTAAGCTGCTCTCCGGGGACCCTCATAAATAGTTGCAGGCCGTGGGCCTTTGACAACTATTATCGGAGGTCCCTAGATGGCACTCATTAATCCTTCGGACGTAACAAGCTACCTCGTCCCTGAAACTACTGCTGGCACTGTTCCGGCCAGCGGCAATCGCTTTGAGATTCCTTCTGCGGCAGACCTGAACCTTCCCGCTTTCACTGCCAATGAGATCGCATCGAACACCAAGCGCCCCGGTCGCGCTGGTAACGGAATGCGCCGTGGCATGGTAACTGGCACTGGCTCGGTTGAGACTCGCCTACAGTTTGCTCCGTTCACCAACATTCTCATGGAATCCGCATTGTCGGGCAAGTTCACCGGCACGGGCACGAAGACGCTCAAGGCTGGCTTGACGGACAGCACATTCACGATCCTTTCGCTTTTGCAGGGTGGCGCAGCAGGCGCAGCACTCATGGAAGCTGCATCGGGCACGATGGCCAGCAGCATGAAGATTTCCGCAACGCAGGGCGGCGAAGTCAACGTAGCTTTCGATTATCTGGCAACCGTCCAGACACAGCTTACCTCTGACAGCACCCTGACCGTTTCGGCAGTTCCAAGCACCGCTTACGAGTATGCGGGTGCAGACGTTTCGGCTGTTACGGTTGCAGGCAACAGCGCAATCCAGTTCACGGAATTGGGCCTCGATGTAACGCAGGATCGCGTTGCGCGCGGCAAGCTGGGCACCAACCAGCCAATCGGTATCGGCACCAACGGCGTTCGCACTGTGAAGCTGACCTTGAAGGCATACCGCGAGAGCTTTGCAGTTGATGCACTGCTGACTGGTCTTGCTCAGTCGTTTAGCTTTTCCATCGGCACTGCTGGCACTGGTTACTCGTTCAGCATTCCCGCTGGTTACGCTTCGATCCCCACGACGGAGTTCGACAGCGAGAGCGCATTCGTCAATATCGAAGTCACTGCGGCTTACGATGCAACTCAGGGAACTGACTTGGTCGTGACGCAGCTTTAAGTTCCAGCCCAACCCCTTTGCAAACTGGTTGGAAGGTGGCGCTGTTCGAAAGGGCAGCGCCATTTCCATGAGCGCCGCGCTCCAAAGTGACCCCCGCATAAATATCGTGCAATTCAACAAAGGGGTTACACGATGACTACCAAGACCAAGCCAACATTCAAGAAGTTCGCGCGCTTTGACGCCGACAAGGCCGCTAAGGGCGTTCCGCACAACATCGCAGATGAGAACGGAAACGAGTACGGCACTTGGACGACTTCGCTATTCGACGTGCATAACAAGTTTCTCAAGGTCGAGAACGATCGCTTCGAGCGCGAGAATGCTAACGATCCACAGAACAAGGGCAAGAACGCGGGCGTCTATGCGTTTGTACAGGTGTGCGTACATGGCTGGGAAGGCGTACTCGATGCGGACGACAAGCCAATTGCGTTCACGAAGGAACTGGCATTCGAGTACCTGACCGACGAGGACAACTCGTGGTTCACCAACGAACTTATCGAGCGCAGCAAGGACGTTCGCTACTATCGCGCCATCACGCCAGCAGCCACCAAGGAAGCTGACGCGGGAAACTAATCGCCTATCTCGTCTGGTGGGTGTTCCGGGGTGGCTCCGACATCGTAGCAGCAGCCGAGGGAGGGCATGATTATTCCAAGGGCCTTCGCGCCCGTCAGGAGCCACCTTTTCCCCGCGCACTTCTGTGGGAGTCCTTTTGGGAGGTCCACACAATGCGCCCGCCAGCATTTAGCGGCGCAGCACCTATTCCACTCGACAAGATTGAGTGGTTCGCAAAGCACAAACTAAGCCTCGATGATGACGAGGCAGATGCTTTCGAGTTTATCATCCGTCGCGCGGACAATGCGTTCGTCAGCGAAGTCGCAAAGATGAACAAAGCCGACAAGTAAGCGGCACGCCCTCCCAGCTTAAATAGCGGACAGCTTTTTAATGCCGGGAGGCGCGATGTCCGACGCAACAGCACAAATTAGAATTGATATCGTCGCTACCGGTGCGGAAGCTGGTGCGAACCGCGTCAACGCCGCACTAGATCGAGTAGGCAACAAGGGCCGGACTCTCGGTGCAGCCAACGACAACCTCCGTGGCACTTTCGATCGCCTTGGCACTGGCATGGGCGGCGCAGCCGATCATGGCGGCAAGCTGGGTGCGATCTTTGAAAACATCCGTGGCCGTGCAGCAGGAGCCGCACCCGAGGTCGCGAACCTCACCGGAACGCTGGCAAAGTTTGGACCGATGGCCGCTGTCATCGGCGGTGTCGCGCTGGCGATCGGTGCCATTTCCGCCAAGGCCATCGACGCAGCGAGCAAGGTGGAAATCTGGAAGGCCAATCTCCTCACCATCACGGGCTCCAGCCAAAAGGCGGAAGAGAGCTACGCAGCGCTCGTTAATTTCGCATCCAAGACCCCGTTCGATCTAGGCCAGGCGGTCGAGGGCTTCACCAAGCTACGCACGCTGGGTCTGCAAGCCACCGAAGGCGCGTTGATGTCGTTCGGCAATACCGCCGCTGCGATGGGCAAGCCGCTCAACCAGATGATTGAAGCGGTTGCCGACGCGGCTACCGGTGAGTTCGAACGTCTCAAGGAGTTCGGCATCAAGTCCAGCAAGCAGGGCGAGAACGTCAAGTTTGTGTTCGGCGGTGTGGCGACGACGGTTAAGAACAACGCTGGCGACATTCAAAAGTACCTAGAGAATCTTGGCAACACCAAGTTCGGCGGTGCGATGGCTCGACAGATGGACACCATCAAGGGTGCGATGTCCAACGTTGAAGACGCCGTGTTTCAGGCATTCGCTGCAATCGGTGATGGACAACTAGGCGACAGCTTCAAGGAAATGCTCAAGAGCATTGCCGCTGGTGTCAGTGCGGCAACCCCGCTTCTGTCCTCGATGGGCAGCGTTATCGGTTCGATCGTCGGCGCAGTTGGTTCAGTTCTAAACAGCTTGGGCAACCTGTGGCTTTCGCTTCACGGTGGAGCCTCTTCGGGCTCCTCAATCCTTACCGGCCTAACCGTTACTTTCAATCTCGTAGCGCAAGGTGTTGAGGTATTCGGCAACGTAGTTGCTGCGGTGTTTGGTGCCTTCTCCGGCATCGTGTCGGGCGTCCTCGGCCTGTTTGGTGATGGCTTCTCCACCCTACTGAACTGGATGGGCGTCAGCTTTGAAACTGGCGGTCGGAGTTGGACCAACAGCATTGTGGGTATCATGCGCGGCGTTAAGTTCGTCGTGTCGCAGATGCCCGCACTGTTCAGCATCGCGATCAACGATGTCATGGGCATGTTCCGCAATCTTGGAAACGTGGTAAGCAAAATCCTCAATGCGGGCAGCTTGAAGGAAGTTGGCGCGGCTCTCGCTAGTGTCCCCGGAGTTATCAGCGGCAGCTTTAAGAACACGGAAAAGGCGATGGATGCAGTTGGTCGCAGGGCCACTCGCATCAAGGACGATGTCGCGGGTGCAACAGCGGCAATCGGTCGTCTGACCGGTAGGAACAGCGTTAAGCCCAGACTCGATGTTGGCCCTGTTGTGAAGCCTACTCCGGGCACGAATAAGCCTGACAAGGACAATGGCGCATCGGAAGCGGAAAAGAAGGCAAAGGCAGAAGCCGAGTTCTGGAAGACGCTACAGGGCGAGGTTGATACCGCAAAGCTTCTTCCGCTGGCAGCAGAGGACTACCGGAAGCAACTTGAACTGCAAAAGATTCTTGGTCGTGATCTGGACAAGGGAGAGCAGGAGCGCATCGCGTCTTTGATGCAGCAAACTCGAATTGCCAAGCTGTTCACCGGTATGCAGGTCGAAAGCCAAAAGACCGGACGCGACATTGCCGAGCAAGAGGCATTGCTAACACTCAAGAAGGCTGGTGCAACTGAGCAGCAGCTAGCGGTTGAGAAAGCCGTTCTCGACAAGCGGAATGCCGCTCTGGAAGTTGGCGCAACACTGGCAACATTCCAGACTGATGCGTGGAAGGCAGCGGAAGTGCAGCTACGCACAGACCAAACGCGACTTGGCGTTCTCGGGCTACAAAACAAAGCGATTGATGACCAAGCCGCCAAGCTCAAGGAGATGGCGCAGACTGGCAGCACGTTTGGCAAGGACGCGCTAAAGACCAACGGAAGCGTGGCCGATCGTCAGGGACTGGCTAACAGCGACTACCAAAAGACACTCGCTGGATTGAAGGCTGCACTCAACAGCACGGATGAAAAGATAAAGCTGACTCCCGCCGAGTTCCAAGCTGGCGTCAACAAGGCCGGTGAGGACTTCCGCACAACAATGGCGGAAATCGGAACCGAGTTCTCGCAGAAGATGGGCCGCATTGCGGGCTTCCTTGACACCATCGGCAACATGATTGGCGGAAAGCTGGGCAGTTTTGTGCAGGGCGCTGGCGCACTGTCCAAGAGTGTAGGCGACTTCGAACAGACCAAGACCGGCATCAGCGACCAGTTCAGCAAAGCATTCGGAGCCAACAGCCCCGCGATCAAGGGCATCGGCAAGGCCGTTGGCGGCGCAATGGCAGGTATGCAGATTGGTGAGCAGATCGCCGGTCTGGGCAAGGCCCTCGGCGTCAAGACCAGCAAGCTAGGCGGTCAGGTCGGCGGTGCCATTGGTGGAGCAGCATTCGGTCCAATCGGTGCAGCGGTGGGTGGCGCGCTAGGCAGCATCGTCGGTGGATTGTTCAAGAAGACCCCCAAGGGTGCAGCCGTCATCACCAGCGGCACGACCAGCACCGTTACGGGCAATAAGGGTTCGGTACGTGATAGCCTGACGGGCAGCGTTAGCAGCCTCCAGGGTGGGCTCCAGCAGCTTGCCGATCAGCTTGGCGGCGAACTCGGCAATTTCCGCGTCTCCATTGGAAAATACAAGGACAGCTACCGCGTTTCGTCGTCGGGCGCTTCCAACGTGGACGCGAAGAAGTCGGGCAAGATCAGCGGCCTTGTCTACAACGGCAAGGACGAGGCCGCAGCTATCGCAGCAGCGTTGCAGGATGCGATCCTCGACGGGGCAATCTCCGGTCTATCGGATCTGATGCAAAAGGCCCTCAAGGCCGGAGCGTCGAATATCGACAAGGCCGTTACTGACGCGCTCCGCATCAAGGATTTTGAACAGGCATACCGCGAGTTGTTCGATCCCGTTGGCGCTGCCGCTGATGCGATCACCGCACCCATGAAGGCGCTTCGCGAGACGATGAACGCCGTTGGTGCATCCTCGACCGATCTGGCGAAGGTGCAGGCCGTTGAGAGCAAGCGACTTACCGATGCCCTCAAGGAGCAGGTAAGCGGCTTCCAGAGCCTCCTAGACGATCTGAACGGCAATGCTGGTGGCGTCACGGCGCTCACGCAGCTCACGGCCGATCTGAGCAAGCTGGACGCCTTCAAGGCCGATCAAGCTTCCGGCAAGGCCATCGACCAAGATGCGTTCACGGCATTGGCGCAAAAGATCATCGGCAACACCGACGAGGTGTACGGCAAGAACACCACCCAAGCGCAGGACATTTTCTCGTCCTTGAAGTCGATTGCCGGTGGAGCGATCACCAATGCGACCAACGCTTTCAACACAGCATCGGGTGGAAGTTCCACCGTGGCGGCGATCAGCGATCAAACAAACGCCATCACGGCACAGCAGGGAGTCGCAAACGATTATCTCCGTCAGATTGCGGAGTCCATTCAGGTCAGTGGAAAGTCGTACAGCTACGGAAGCGGTTCGGTCGATGTTTACAATGGCCGACTGACACAGGCGTTTTAAGCGCAAAGCTTAAATACGAACGATGGCTAATCTAGATACAAACCGCGCGGCTTTTGTTCAGCAAGAGTACCGCTATGTGATCCGCACTAACCCAACCGTCAAAGCCCGCAACGATAGTGCGAGGCCGATCACGGTTGTGGGCAACTTGGACGAGGCAACCGCTAACGCTCTTGCGGGAAAGTATCTCGCGGAGAATGTAAGTCCGCGCGTGTTCGACGTGATCATTCAGGGCGTGACATTCCTCGACAGCTTTGTCGGCACTGTTCCCACATTCATTCTCAATGCGCCCCGGTATCAAACCGACGGGCGAGTTTACAAGGTCGTTGGCTTCACGACCGACTTTGAAGCCAACACCACTACCTTGCAGGTGCGCGGATGAGTACAATTCTAGTCAGCCCAAAAAGCTTTGTCAGCCTTGGCGGAAATGAGATCGCCACTGCCCCGGTTGCCAATATGCGTAACGATGAGCCGGGTATGGTTTGGCGTGCGAATACCACCGCGCCCTCTTTCAAAGTGCAACTCGACGGCTCCGAATGGGACACAGTCGCACTTGTGGGCTTGAACGTCCCTGCATCGGCAACAATCCGCATTCGTGCAGGTGCGTCCAGTGCGGCAGTCGATGGAACTAGCGGACTGACTGTTGACCAGACATTCCCGGCATGGACAGGAACGGAACCCACGAACGGCGCGCTGTCTTTCAAACTGTTGGCTGCAAAAGTCACCAGCCCCTTTGTTCGCATCGACATTGATAGCACGGGCAATCCAGCGGGCTACGTTCAAGCGCAGCGCCTTGTCATCGGAAAGCGTGTTGTCACTGACGGCGTGGCTGTGAATGCGGAGCAGACATTTGAGGACATGAGCAATGTTGAAGAAGGATTGGGTTACACAACAGTGGATCGCTACGGCGTCCGCGTTGGCTGGAAAGTCACACTCGAAGGCATCAGCGATGCGGCCTATTACGGCAACTGGTATTCATTCCTGCGCGACGTTGGATCAAGCAAAGCCTTTGTCTTTATCCCCGATGACAGCGTGGCGTATGTTCAAACCCAAGCGGTCTTTGGTCGTATCAAAAGCGGTGCCCGTGGAACAAGTCCGGTTGCTGATTACAACAATGTGGAGTTGAGCATTCTAAGCGTCAGCTAAAATGCGCAGGTACTCGTCAGCTTAAATACTGACATGAATATCCTTTTTGAAGTCACCGTTCTAAACGGCAACACTCCCAAGACACTTCGCATGGCAAGCGCCTCCGCTTCGGTAGCGGGAACACAGTTGGATAACCAGCAGTGGATTCCGCTCATCACAAAGCGGCACTCCGTTTCGGGCAGTTGGGCCAGTGACGGTGTATTGAGCGAGGGTTCTGTAAATCACGGCTCGCTTTCGTTCCGCATGAGCAGCGCATACGAAAACGAGGTTTGGTCGTCCTATGAATGGAACGGCGGACTGGCGCGCATCTTCGTTGGCGACGATGGCGACCCCTTTTCCGCATACAAGCAGGTATTCGAAGGAAGCGTTTCAGCCCCGGAACGCCAAGGCATCACGGCGACCGTTGGTCTGCTAGGCCCGGATGCGCTTCTCGATCGCGATCTTCTATCGTTGGAATATCAGGGCACTGGCGGTGCCGAAGGTCCGCCCGCGCTCAAGGGAAAGCTCAAGCCCCGCTCGTTCGGAACCTGCCTCTCCGTCGAGCCCACGCTGGTAGATGCTGCGAGCTGGATTTATCAGGTCCACGGCTACGGCGCAGTCTCGGCTATCAAGCCCTACGAATTTGCACAGGCACTCGACCCGGCGAAGAACAAGGGCGACCAGCCCACATTTAACGCTCTCAAGGCTCTGACACTCGTTCCCGGTGAATGGGCGACCTGTCTTCAGCAGGGCATGTTCCGCCTCGGTGGAACGCCGGCACAGAAGATTTCCGCAGATGTGCAATCCGGTGGCGCGACCACCGTTGCCACGATCCTGCCGCAGCTTTTGACGATCGCCAGCATTCCAGCGGCCAAGCAGGGCAATTTCAGCGCGTTTTCGAGCGCAGCGTGGAGCCTGTATCTAGACGATCAAGCGACCGTGGGTGAGATCGCCCGCCAGGCTGTCTATCAGGCCGGTGGAATGCTGTTCGCCGATGGCACGGGCAAATGGCAGGTAATGGACTATTTTGCGCCAGCCACACCGATCATCCTGAACGCCGATCGCAGCACCGCACCCCTCGTCAAAGATGTCCGCGAACCGACCGTCTCCGCCCCGGTCTGGAAGGTAAAGGTTGCCTATGACCGATGCTGGTCCGTTCACACGTCCAGCGAGGTATCACCCGCCCTTGGCGAAATCAGCGACAAGGTAGAGGCTCAGAAGGCGGCGGCCGCATTGGCGTTGGAAGCCGCTCAGCTTGCAGCAGCAGAGGCGGCGATTGCCAAAGCCCGTCTGGATGCAGCAGCATCAGATGGAATTCTCGATCGCGCGGAAAAGGCCGGGATCGTCCGTGAGTTCACTGAGGAAGCCGCGCAGCAGAATGGATTGCAGACGCAGCCGACGAACGTTGATGTAACGTACGAGCGCGCCGTTCTCGCGGGCACGTTCGGCAACCTAAAAACCTATCTTGAGAGCCTTTCGCCGGGTTACGCAGACAGCAGCCTCGACACGCCAATCGACCGTACAACGTTCGATGCGCGCTGGCGCGATTACTGGGTCGCCAAGCAAAACCTCCTCAACGCGCTGGCTGGTCGTGCATCGGCTACCGCAACGTGGGGACAAGTCACCGGTCCCGGCACCCCTGAAAGCAACGCGACCGTTGGCGCCCCTGTGGGTACGAACGTTGGTGGCCGTCCAGTGGTCGATCTGCTCGCTGACACCGACAAGGCCAAATCCGACGCAGCCAAAGCCGCGCTCGACGCTTCCAACGCCAAGTCGGCGGCAGATGCAGCAGCCGCAGATACCGTGGCCGCAAAAGCCCGCCTGTCAGCCATTGAAGCTGACGGCATTCTCGACCGCAGCGAAAAATCGGAAGTGGTTTTGCGGTTCAATAACGCGGCTGCCGAACGAAGCGGCCTCGTCGCCAAGGGTGTTGAGTTCGACCTGATTGCGCAGCGAAACGCCTACGCTGATGCCTATGACGGCTTGGTCGCAATGCTCAATGGCCTGTCTCCATCGTACACGGACACCACGACCGATACACCGATTGATCGCGCGACATTCAACGCCGTGTGGACCCGGTATTTCACCGAACGCCAGAACCTCCTGAATGCGATTAGTTCGAAGACGCGCGTTGCAGCGGAGGCGGCACAGACCAATGCCGATAAGGCAGCAGGAGACGCGGCAGCGGCCAAGCTTGCAGCAGACGCAGCAAAGATCGCAGCGGATGCAGCCAAAGCAACAGCGGATGCCACGACGGCGAACTTCACGGCGGCACGCCTGACTCAAATCCTGCAAAAGCCCATCGACGACATTTCCAAGGTCACATTGGATTATGGCGCGCAAAGTCTCATGACGAGCAAAGACCTGTTCGACCGCAACGAACGGTCGGTGCGGGATCTACAAACTACGATCCTCAATGATCAGGGTTTTATCCGAGTCGAGAAGATCAACGAACTTGGGATCAAGATTGCAGAGGGTGTGGCTGGTGAGGCCACTATCCGTGATGCCCAGATCAAGGACGTGAAGCGGCTGTATCAGGCTGGTGACGCGATCGTTGCCGCCGATATCTCAACGCTGGGTGGCAGGATCACAAAGGAAGTTGGCGACGTGAAGACCGCCTACGAGGGCGCGATCCGCGATACCCGTCAGGCAGTCATTGACGGCGACTACGCACAGGCACTTCGCGCAGATGCGTTGTCGGCTTCCATCACAGGCTTGGTGCAGCCCGGCGGCAACATCTACAATCTGGAAGCCGCCGTGCAGCGGATCGACAAAGCGGAGGTCGATAACAATGGCGCTCGCGCACAAGAGACGCTCAACCTGAAAGCGCGACTGGACAACGTCAATGGCGCATCGCTTGAGCAGTCGTTCACCACCTATGCAAACAAGGTGGATGGCATCGGTGCTCAGTATGTTTTGAAGGTGCAAACTGAAACTAATGGAGTTGTTTCAGTTGCAGGTATGGGACTGGCTTCCAGCAACGGCAAATCCGCCATCGTGTTCAACTCCGATGTGCTTCAAATTAATGTACCGGGCGCAGGGGCAGTCCCCGTATTCAGCGTGGACGCGCAAGGCGTTTATATGCCCAATGTCCGCGTCAACAAACTGATGGCTAACTCGGTTACAATTAACGAGATTGCACCCGGTCTGTCTCGTTCGCCTCGTTTTACAGCATCCGACGTGATGATTCCCAGCTACGAAGTTACCATTATCGAGACACCGTTTTTCAGTGTTGGATTCAACAACGATGCCACGGGCACGACGGAGAATGGTAGCTCTCTGGCAATCGTCAGCTTTACGCATGACGGCTCACAGGTGGTAGATACCGCAGCGATTATTTCAGTCTATGTTGATACTGGCAGTGGTTATCAGGTAGCAAGGACGAGTAAGAGTGGCATCGCAACAAAAGACGGTAACACCGTCTGGACGTTGAAGTTCACAGATTCAATCGCAATTACTGCCTCGGGTGCTGCTCGCGTAAAAATCACCGGGCAGGGTGTACCGTTTGGTAACTCGCCACGTAACAGCGGAACCTACGCTCGACAGCCCGAAATTAGCATCCTGTCCATTGGACGATAACGCGTCCGATTAAATAGTTGATGGCGCTATTTGAAGTATCAGGAACGATCAACGTAACCACCGGGTCAACGTCGGTCACGGGCAATAACACAAACTGGATTCCGTCGTATGATGGAGTCGCACTTGTTATTGCCGGTGGCTTCTATCCCGTTGCGTCGATCAACAGTCCAACCAGCATTACGCTAATCGAGCCTTACAATGGGCCAAGCGCGAACTCCCGCAGCTACGTCGTCGCTCCGATCGCGGCTAACAATTACGACCTGACAAAGAAGACGCTCGATGTTGTAAAGGTCGCCAGCGATCTAACGCGCATTGGTGTCGGTCCTGCCGGTCCTGCTGGTCCTCCGGGTCCCAAGGGCGGTGACGGTAACAGCGAGAACGTCGTTCAGGCTATTGAGGGCGCACCGACGAAGAATAAGCCATCGGTGCAAGACGAGGTCGCAATGATCGACAGCGAGGACAACAGCAAGTTGAAGCGCGTCCGGTTCGATACGTTGCGCAGTACACTTGCCAAACCAAACACGATTACCAGCCTGTTTGTCTATTACGGCTACCCGATTGCTTTGAACGGACTTTACAACGTGGACGCGGTTATCGCGGCTATCTCCAAGTACGATATCTGGGTTTGCGGAGACACGTATCAGCACCCCACGCAGGAGGTGTATGCCTCAACCGTCCAGATCATCAAGGGAGTGCGGGCCAAGGGAACGAAGGTTTACGGCTATGTTCCAATGGGTTTTAGCCAGACCAACGCGCAGAAGATTGAAGGCATCGACCAGTGGCATGACATTGGCGTCGATGGCATCTTTCTCGATGAGTACGGTTTCGACTATCAGGTAACTCGCGCGCAGCAGATCGTTATCGTTGATTACGCCCACAGTCGCGGGCTTCCGATCTGCGCCAACGCGTTCATTTTCGAGGACGCTGTCTGTGATAACATCAACGAACTGGTGTGGCCCAGCAACGACTTCCGATACCAGAACTTTGCAAACATGAACCCCAACAACCTGCCATCGCCACACAAGCCCGGCGACAGCTACTTGATTGAGAACTTCGTTTACAACTACCTCGGACCAGCCAACAAATTCGACGTTCAGGAGCGCAACCAGCTTATCGCGCTACGAAACAAAAAGCTCAAAACCCCCATGCTGATTTGGGGACTTGCCGTTTTTCCAGAACGCACGGACGCCTACGGAACAATCGACTTTAGCAAGATGGGCACTCTGCCTTACGCCGATGTACCCGACTACATCGCAGCTAATGCCTTCATGTTTGATCTGGATGCCGTCGGTGCCGGTGCATACACGTTTGGTGCAGGCAGCAAGCCGGTCGAGATGTTTTTCCCCGGTTTGCCACCAGAAGTGAACACGGCGGAAATGGCGCAAAATCCGGTGTTCAGTAACCTCGTCACGGCAGTGGCTTACCGCGATCTGTCGCGAGATTATCGACTGACCATCACCAACAGCGACACCAAGCAATCCGTGCAGGTATCGAGCGCCAGTTCCAAGCTGCTCAAGCCGACGAGCAACGCATAAGAGCCGCGCCCCGCTTAAATAGTAGACACTAATCGCGGGGGACATCGTGAAACTAACCGGACTCAAAAAGCTCATCAAATCGGAATTGGTGCGCGACCTCGCATCGCAGATTCTAACGGCGGTCGTACTCAAGAAGTTGACTAAGCTAAAGTGAGTGAGCGTCAGACCCTCACCGCCTATCTGGCAACCCTGAGTGCGATCGTCATTCTCTGCCTGAGCGCCGCGTTCGTCTGCGTTGCAGTGAAGGCCGAAACCCACCTGGCACAGATCGTCGCCGCACTCGGTTTCATCAGCGCCGCAATGACCGGCCTTATCGGCGTCCTAGGCACGTTTAAGCCGCGCACGACGATGCCCGACCAGCCGCAGCCGGTTCAGGTCGCCAACGGCCCCTCTGACCCCGTTCCTGTGGAGGCCGCTTCGTGAGCCTAATGTATATTTTGGCAGAGGCCGTGCAGCAGGCAGGAAACGCCGTTCAGCACGTCGTACCGGCAGGCCAGTCGACCAACGGATTTGAGCAGATCACGCTCGGCAATATCGCGGGCTCGGTGTCCGTTTTGTTCGGCGGGTGGATGCTGTGGCTCAACATGGACAAGCGCCGTCGCGAGACTGCCAAGGAAGCGTCAGACGGGACCGACCGGATCATGACGCAGATGGGCAAGGTCTCGACGGCGTTCGATACCCGCGTGGATCGGCTCGAACAGAAGACCAACGGCTTCATGCCGCGCGCCGAGATTGTCGCCGCGATCGAGCATGAGAAAAACAACCGCATCCAAGCGATGCTGTCGCTTCAACGTATCGGTGAGACGAATACCGCCGCGATCAACTCGGCAGCGGTTCAGATGGGCAAGATCGAGCAAAAGCACGACGGGCTGGAAAACGACGTTTCCGAGATCAAGAGCGACCTGAAAGAGATTCGGGGCGAGATCAAATCCGGCTTCAAGGACGTAAACGACAGCCTGCACACCATTGCCAAGGGCATGTCGTAAACGCCCCGTAGATGCCCGCTGAGCGCCAATCCGGCCGCTTTGGCATGTCGGGTGCCCAGAAGCGCGGAACGGGGCCTACCGCCCTTCCTAGGGTTTCCGTGTAACATGGATACCCTCTTTTGACCGTGATATTGAACCGGCTCGTCCCGAATAACCGCCTGCCAACGCGGTTTTTTGCATTGGAGATCGGGGCCCAGACGGCGCCGTTGGTTGGCTATTTGTTCGAGACGGCAGACAATAGCGTCATGTCTATGCCTAAACCCCGAACCCGCGCACCGGCCAGTCGCTCCGCAGAGGTTGAAACTGTGAGGCTTTTCACGGCTTCCGGCCATCCCTGGATGGGTTTGGTAGCTCTTGCAATGTGGCGCTTCCGCTGGCCTTCGGCCCTGCTCGCAGCGTTGGTCTATGCCAAGCACGCGGTGTTCTGAACGATCGCTTCCTACAGTCCGCCGATTTCGACAATGAAACGCCTGATCGAACTTTTGGCGTCGCCGCTTCCCGAGCCTTCCGATGGTTCTCCGACGCGCTATTGTTGCCGTTCAAGCGCCGCCGAAGGTCAGCTTGAACAGCATAGCCTGCGTCGGGTCTTCGAAACAGACGGTCAAGACGTAGCCGTATGTCAGAGCGTCGCCGCCGAGCAGCGCACTCGTCACCCGGTCTTCGATAGCCTTGCAAGCGTACTCCGCTTCGATGTGGTAGTTTGAGGCATTGTCCCGCAGCCATTTCTCCGCGCCATCAGGTAATGTAGCGAGAAGGTCCGATGCCTCCTGACTACGTTTAGGGTCGGGATCATTCTTTGCCACATCAAGTACGTCGGCGATTACCGGATACATCGCCGGCACATCGATGATTAGCAACATCGCCGTTCGCATCGCGCTACCGTATGTCATCCGGTCCCGACCAACTTCGACTTTATAGGTCATTGTTAGCCTCCTTTGCGGCCTTGTTAGCTGCACGGGTCACGCGAAGTTTGGCCTTTGCCTCCTCCGACATAGGACCCTTCTTTTTGCCGATCTGACCGGACGTCCGCTTCTTCACATGCTCGGCGGATTGCTTGATGCCCCGCTTGCTGTCGCCGATCCGCGCCTTGCTTTCCTCGCGGTGCTTATCCCCCGGCTGAAACTGGAACATGCGGCGGCTGTCCTCGGCCGACATGATCTTGGCATCCGCTACGGTCATCGTGCCGCCCATCACGCGGGCATCGCGATTGACCCAGCCGCATACCGGGCGGAACTTCTCGTTGCCCATGTAATAGTCGATGGATTTCTGACCGATCGCGATCTTCTTCGCCATGCTGTTGATGCGCGTCAGCGACCACAGGCCGAGATATTCATCGAAGGTCATCGTGACCTTGATGTTGTTCTTCTCGCGCTGGTATTTGACGGTCGAGCAGTACTCGTTCCAGATTAATTCCTGGACGGCCTCGGGCGTGTTCGTGCGGGTAGCCATTGTCGTGTTCCTTCAAAGGTTGAGCCCCCAGCGAACACGACTAAGCTGGGGGCTCTGCTAGGCTTGTGGCTTCGCAAACTCGGGAGACGTATGCGTCGTGTTCATCGTCCGATCTATTTATGGAAGATGCTTCAAAACCGGCATCAAACGGCTGTGGTCGGATACGCCGACAGACAATCCGACCACATCATCACTATGCTGCCAGCAGCGCTCCGATGTCATTATTCATGGCGCACCTTGGTAAGACCCATGTATATTAAAGGGCATATCGGAAGCGACTTACTTCCTTTACCTTGGTAAGAGCCATATCTACGATAGTAGATATGTTTCCCCTTCCCAAAGCAGAAGAACTAAATCACTCCCGACATTTCCGCACGCCGTGCTCGCTGCGCGTTTCGCTGACGCTCTCCGCTAGCTACGCACTTGTGCGGGGAGTTTCACTCCGACGAGCGGAAGGCTCCGCCATTCCATTAGTCCTGCGGACAGCCAGTCGCTCCGCTCCTCACGTCAAAGGAACTCGCCGTCGGGCAGAGAGAAATGGGCGCGAGCTGGCACCGGCTCATACAAGGCCGTAAGCGCGCCAACCCGGCCCTCTGGAGCCTTCCGCGACAGGGCACTAACGCGGACAGCCCCAGACATGGCAGCGCTCTCAGAGGGCGTCCTTGGGCTTCGCAAGCGACTCCTTCAGATCGAAGACCAGGTGGTTCAGATCGAGTACGCAGTCGGCCAGCGTGAGCAGGTCATCGCGGAGCCGGTTCATCTCCATGTCGGTGATCAGCCAGAGCTTTTGCGAGAGCGGATCGAGCGCCTCGAAGCCTTCGGGCATGACGTTCACGACCCCGACTCATCGTCGGCATCTTCGTCCATTTCCACGAACACGGCCTTGGCGTCGTCGCACGCAGCCTCGGTGACGAACATGGCGACAAGCGCAGTTCTGCCCGCGACCCGTTCGATGACGAGGCCGAGACTGTCATCGGTCGAGCAGAGGTACTGCAAGCGGCGCTCCATCCGGGCAAACTCGGACGGGTCGGCACCGGGCAGGGTGAACGACATGATGCCGTCCTCCTGCTCGATGGTTGCACGCTTGCAAAACCCGACGACGGCACGATGCACCCGCTGGGGATCGAAGACGGCTCTGTCAGCAGCTACGATCATAAAGAACGCGGGCTTGGCTAGGCCGAGGCTGATCGGCGCGTCATGGGCGATACGATACTGGTCGAGGTTCATCGTCCGTCCCCGTTCATGTAGCGCGAAAGGGTTCGAAACGCCGCCCTAGCCTCCTTTTCAGTTGGCCAGCAGAGGGTCAGATACGTGTCCCCGAAGTCGCCCTCGGGGTTATCGTAGGTCAACACAACGCCTAACGGCTTACCCGCCGCTAGCCGCTGCACGATGTACCGCTGCGCGGGTTCGACAACCGTGCTGGGTATCTGCCAGGGCGTGCGAATGATGCACTCAGCTTCGCTGATGCTAAAACCGATAGCCTTGAACAGCGGGTACGAGACACGATCGGCAAAGTTGCCGATGCCGTTCCAAGCGAGCATCTGACCGACTTCACGGATCATCGTGGGTGCGGCATGCCCGCCGCCGGGAAGTCCTGCGAGGATGCTCATGCCTGACACCCCCCACTCTCGAAGCAGCTTTCGATGAGCAGAACGCGGTGCTCTAGCTCAATGACAATCTCGACAAGCTGGTAGAGACGCTCGTTCAGCGACTCTACGATCGCGCGCACGTCGGGATCGAGGCTGGACGTATCCAGCCCGTGGGTCATGGGAACGTCGCTCATGCGCCCGCTCCCCAGCTTGCCTCAAACGCTTCCGCGTCGGCGTCGTCAGCGAACACGACGAACACCTCGACCCACTCACCGTCAAACTGCATGAACGAGAACCAGTCGCCCTTGCAGGTTGCCTGAATGTGGTTCCAGTCGTCGGCTACCTCGTTACCGCCACGGCCAAAGCACTGGGCTTCGTTCAGCACGAGGTCGGCCTTGGCGATAGCACCAAGGCCATAATAGCGCAGCGGGGCGCCGTTACGTCCAACCATGACGAACTTGTCGTCAGATTTTGCGAAAAGGTCGGTCAGCGATTCATCGATGACTACTGAATTGGACACTTTGGTATTTCTCCACGAGAAACCCTCCGCGCACGCTTGGCGTGAACAGATAACGACGCTGGGCAGGTAAAATGCGACGCTAGTGCCGGGCGGAGGAGTCGAACCTTCCGCGATGCCAGACCCCGGCTGGGGTGTCCGTGAAGACGAGACGGCATCTAGGCCAAGCATTCGGGGCTGGCAACAGGCAAAGATGGTTAACAGTGAAATTAGATTTGGCGGTCAGCAGACCTCGCGCGCGTGAGCATACTATCACACACACAAAACCCCGCCCCGCAAAGTGCGGAACGGGGTCATTTGCTACGACGTGAGCGCAACCACACGCGTTTATGCCTATAAGGCCGGCTATTTACGGGGTCCGGTCTTCGCAATGAAACCGTGCTTCTCAGCCCATGCTCGGTTAGTGGTCTTCGAACCCTTGTTGATCGGGGCATCAGGATTCGTAAACCATATCTCGTAGCTAAAATCGGGATGAGCGGCTTTTACGGCCAGCATCTTCTTCCGATCCGACGCGGGGAACCGGCCTTTTGCCTCCACGATCCGCTTATTCGCCCTGTCGATAAAGTCGGGCACGTAATAATGCTCGATCACGTAGGGCAGACGGACGGCCTCATATTCCCATCCGTCGCCCAGATCACGAGCGCAGCGCTTCTCGTACGGATTACGATAGCCGCTCATGCCTCGTTCTTCGACACGGCACCCTTGCCGTTGACGTATGGTAGCGGCTCGCTCGATACGGCGACACCGGAAGGCCATCGGATCGCGACCGCACGGGCCTTCTCAATCCATGCCTCGGTTACGCCGTCGCTCTGGTTTCCACCGAGGACGCGAAACGCCGTCGCATTCTGGCCGACGAGGAATCCAACGTGACCGCCGCCCGGACGTTGGAAGACGACGACCGCGCCGGGAGTTGGCTTGCACGCTTGTCCCCATGTTGCCCAACTGGACGCACGAACTGCGATCGGTGCAGTCGGTAGTCCAGCGGACTTGATGCAGTGCGCGACGAACAGTCCACACCACGGCACACTGTCACCGCCGTAGGCAATTCCTAGTAGCTTTGTTCCTAGTCCCTTTGCCCAACCCATGATCGTGGAGTTGTTGGCGTTACCGGGATATTCCTTGAGCCCAATGAAGGTACGGGCGACCTGAATCCATGTTTGCATCATGGATTTATCAGAGTGCAAACTATCTTCTCGCGCGCAGTTAAGCGCGCACTTTAGTCAACATACCATTGAGTAAATACTTTTGTGAAAGCAAAAGGAGACCCAAACATGGGCAGAAGCAAAAAGTTTAATTTCCGGAAGACATTCTTTGTGGAGTATCAGGCGCTCACAAACGCCATTCACCGTTGTCACAATCCAGATCATTCGGCATTTCCCAACTACGGTGCGCGTGGCATTCAGGTATGTGAAGCATGGCGCAGCAAGGTCGGTTTCTACCTAT